TTTTACATTTACCAGTACGTAGGAACATTCTCTTGGAGTGCAGGCTCAATGGAGGCAATAGGTTCTTGTAGTTCTCGCGACAAATTCTTTGCATATGTATCAGAAATAAGAGACAGGAATGGGAATGTAATCCGGGAGGCTTCGTGGAAGCCTCTCTCAGAAATCGACGAGACAAATGTAATGAAAGCTGCATATACAAATCTGCTCGTCAACGGGATTACGAGGCTTTTGGGTATTAGAAATCTCACCTGGGATGACCTTAAAGAATTTGGGATAGATAAGGATAAAGTCGCCAAGGTGGAGTATCGAAGTAGTAAGAGAACATCGAGGAAGAAAAACTCCTCCACGTCCCCGGAGAAAATTCAGGAAAACACTATCAATACTATCAAGAAATATGTAGAAATGTATCCTTCGCTGCAGGAGGTGATAACTACTTTCCTCGCACAGGAAAAAGTAAACAATATTGAGGACCTATCCTATAAGCAAGGGGTTGGGTTAATGAGAGAAATCTTGTGGGCAAAACAGGATATTGAGAAAAAGAAAGGAGAAGAAGATGCAGGTACAGACAATTGATGTGGTTTCACAGATTCTTGAGGCAAAGAGGAGAAAGGTTCGCCTCTGGCCTGTACGGTCAAATAGGGCTTCAGAACTCGGACATCCCTGTCTGAGATACCTGGTATATCTCAGAACTGCCTGGGATAAAAGAACGCTTCATTCTCCAGAGCTTCAGATGATTTTTGATGAGGGAAACAGGCAGGAAGAGGCTGTCTTGGAAGATTTGAGAGAGGCTGGATTTCAGGTCGTTGAACAACAAAGACCTTTTGAATGGAAGGAATATCAGATTACAGGACATATTGATGGAAAGATTTTATGGGAAGGGGAAGCTGTCCCTTTCGAGATTAAATCGATGTCTCCGTATATCTTCTCTGAGATTCAGAGTTTTGAGGATATGAAGAATTCGAAACATTGGTGGGTGAGAAAATATCCCGCTCAAATGATGCTTTATCTCCTAATGGATGAGAAAGAATACGGGATTTTCCTGCTCAAAAATAAAAGTTCAGGACAGATAAAACAGATTGATGTAGTTCTGGATTATGAATTTGGGGAAGCGTTAATTAAGAAAGCAGAACAGGTGAATAAGTATGTAGAAGAAAAAACTCTCCCAGATACAGCATTTGATATAGAGCTATGCCCTGAATGTCCTTTTAAGCATCTTTGTGATGTTGCTATGAACTGGGAAAAAGGAGTTGAGTTTGTAGAAGATGCCGAACTGGAGGAACTGTTAAAGCAGTGGGAATTTCTGAAACCTTTTGCAAAAGAATATGACCAGGTAGATAAGAAGATTAAGAAGATGGTAGAGGGGAAAGAAAAACTCTGTGTGGGGCCATTTCTTATTACTGGCAAGTGGGTGGAGAAAAATATGAAACCTCAGCCTGCAAGGACTATCAGGTTCTGGCAGAAAAAGATAACGAGAATATAGAGAGGGAGCAATGATTTTTGGAAATATTTTCTTGGTAATTGTGGGGACATTTGGGTTGATTTTCTCAGTTGTGGTGATATTGGAAACGATAGGAAAGAGTATAAGAAGAGGGAAAAGGAAAGGATGATGCATGACCTTTTTCTCACAGTGGAGGAACATAAAGTGTTAGAGGTTTTGAAGAGGCGCAAAGGGAAAAAGAATGCGATTGGGAAAAGGCGGCTGTCGGAGATTTTGGAGATGGATGAAAGAGTAGTCAGGAAAGTAATTAAAGAGTTGATAGAGAAACACGGTGTGCCAATTGGCTCGGATTATTCACATGGCTACTACATTGTATCCGAGCCGGAAGAGGTGGAAGAGACATATAACACGTTGAAATCTCATGCTTTGTCTATCCTGAAGCGTGCAGCAACGTTGAAGAGGACAAGTCTGAAGCGATTGCTCGGGCAATTGGAGGTGGAGTTATGAGAGAAAGAGGCCACTATGGAGATTGTTTTGAAAGATGATGTATTTAGCGTAGGAGAATCAAGAAGGAGGAGATATGAAAAGCTTAAGAGAACTAAGAAGAGAAATTAAAGAAGTTCGTGAGAAAAGTATTTTTAGTATAGGAGAGTTTTGTAGACTGAAAATTGTAGAGAACGGGGTAGTACTAGAAGAATTAAATTCTTCTAAGGACTACCCAATAAAAAGTTTGTTTATAGACGATAGTGAGATTAGAAAGCTTTTAGATATTTTAAATTCATTTAGAGATGAAGGAGGGATAGTATGAAGGTATGTCAATGGTGCGGTGAGGAGTTAAGATTTGTTAATGGTAAAGGTTGGGTTCACCAGAATGGACAAATTTATAAGACTAAACTTGAATATCCTCTTTTTTGTAGAAAGTGTGGCAATAGATTGCATGAGGGGGTTTGTTTTACATGTGGGGTTCAGTATCAAAAAGAAGAGGTTGATGACCATTGTGCTTTACCAGTGGAAATGAAATAGAGTAAAGGAGAAGAGATGAACAAATTATTTCAGAATGAACCAGAACAGTTAGAATTACGGAAAGAGGCGTCAAAAATATTGAAAGAAATGGCTGTTAATGACTATTTAGCAGGTTATCTCGTTATAATGAAGATGACACTTGACGAAACGAAAAGTCAAGCAGATGTTATTGTTCGCACACTAAAAAATCTTAACAAGACACTGAGCAATATGAATAGAGTATTGAGAAAGATTGAATCAATGATAGATAGCAATATACAACAGAATATTTTTGAAGAAAGCAAAATAATATTGAAAACCTGCTCTACAATATTAAATAGGATGAGAAGTTGATGGAGGGTACATGGGACTGAATAAAGCAAAAGGAAATATGTATCCCTGGGTAGATTATACCTGGAATCCTATCCGGGGAAAGTGTCCACATGAGTGTGTATATTGCTATATGAAGCGTTTTCCTCAGAAACCGCTCCGGTTAGTAGAGGAAGAGCTTAATACCAGTCTGGGTTGTGGCAATTTTATTTTTGTAGGGTCATCTACGGATATGTGGGCTGAGGAAGTCCCTTCTGGGTGGATTGAGAGGGTGCTTGAGCACTGCTGGAAGTACCAAAACCGGTACCTGTTTCAAACGAAGAATCCAGGCAGATTTTACGAATTCCTTGATCTTATGCCGGAGAATGTTGTATTAGGTACGACGATAGAAACGAACAGAGATAATTCTAAAATTTCTAATGCTCCCTTTCCATTTCATCGACTGAGATGGATGTTGCCATTGAGAAACTATCCTCGCTTTAAGACAATGATTTCTATAGAACCAATTGTAGATTTTGACTTTCCGGCAATGGCTCGTTTCATTATTGCTATCCAGCCTGAATTTGTCTCTATCGGAGCAGATTCTAAAGGGCACGGGTTAAAGGAACCTTCTCCTATCAAAGTATACACACTTATACTTACTCTTCGAAAATACACAATTGAGGTTCGGGTAAAGCAGAATTTAAAAAGATTGCTTGGGGAATCCCTATGGAGCGGCATTTCGGAGAAATGTTAAAAGATAGACATATTATCCAAAAAATAGATATGGATAATGGTAGTTTTCCTTATGCTAAAGATATTGCCCGTGTGCTTGCAAAAACGAAGCTTTCTAACATCCACAGAGGAATCATAGATCTTATATTATGTGAAACATTTGGGTGGTATGACAATAGTAGTGGCAAAAAAGAAAAATTCAAAAAACGACGGATATGGGCAAAAATAACTTATTCCGGTTTTCAGGAGTGGGGAGGATATCCTTACCCCAAAATTGCAAAAGCCCTGACTGAACTAATCAGATGGAAAGTTATCTCACGAAAAGGGAAACCTCGACACTATGAATATTCTTTTAATGTAAATGTCTCTGAATGGGATAATAGAGTTTTTAAACCACAGTTTCAACATTGGGGACATGACTATCTCACAGAGGAATCTGAAGAAATAAAAGCTCTAAAGAAGTTAATCCTTCAAAGAGATAACCATGAATGTCAATTGTGTGGATCTTCAGAGGGTGAGCTTATTATACATCATATAGACTACAATAAAGACAATTGGACTGAGACAAACTTAATCTCTTTTTGTAGACAATGTCATGCTGAAACTAATATCAATAAGCAATATTGGAAGGACTTACTTACCAAAAAAGTTCAAAATAAATACAGTAAATTATCTAAAAAGGTAATTAACGAAAAAGATAATTACCCAAAAAGGGAACAAATAGTTACCCAAAAAGGCAACTATATGTTACCCGAAAAGGTAATTACCTCTTCTGAAAAACGTGATGCTGAAAGCGGGTCATTTCCTCTAAATAATAATATAAATAATAATAAAATAAGTATATATGCTCGGAACGATAAAAATCCTTCCGAGCTCCCCTCGAAACGTATTAAATTTTCTTTTGAAACTCAAAAATGGGAAGGAATAGAAGAAGAGGATATTAAGCGACTAAAAGAAAGCTATCCTGCTTGTGATATACAAACTGAGCTCGCGCGTATGCGAGAATGGATACTTGCAAATCCACAAAAACGGAAAAAGAACTGGTATCGGTTCATTGTGAACTGGCTCACACGGACACAGGAAAGAGGGGGAACAGCAGGGGTTCAACAAAAAAATGAGAAAAAAGAAGATAGGTTGAAGCGTTTACAACAAAAAGAAGAAAGAAAAAAGTTATTAATGCAAAGAATTTCAAAAGATAAAGTCAAAGAGCTTTATCATAGTATTCTCTCAGGAAAAGTGATATGAAAAAGAGCAAGCGCCGGGCTATTGTAAGGAAATTAGACAAACTGTGGGCTGAAATAGTAAAGATTCGCGCAGGATATAGATGCCAGCGCTGTGGGAAAAAGAGCAATAATCTACAAGCACATCATATCTGTGGGAGAAGAAAGTATTCTACTCGGTGGGTTATTGAGAATGGAGTAGCTTTGTGTGCAGCGTGTCATATTCTTGTACAGGAGAATTTTGTTGAAGCTTCTGAATTAGTAAAAAAAGTTTTAGAAAAAGAGGTTTATGAAGCACTTAAAAAAAGAGCAGAAATGGTTATTAAATATACAACTAATGAGCTTGAAGAATTGTTACAGATGTTGGAAGAAAGGAGGAAAAGGTATGGGTGAAATAAAGGAGATACGGGAGCTAAAACCCGGGAAGATTTACTGGTTGTATATCGATAAAGAAGTAACGCCGAGTGAGTTTGAAAACTTAAAGAGAAACATCAATATGTAGCCGAGGATATGAAAAATCCGAATGTTCGGAGAAAGGAGGGAAGGAAGTATGAATAACAAGATGCTCATTTCTATTCTCCAGGATAAGCCGCCTGCAATTGTTCAGGAGAAAGAGATTTCCTGGGAAGAATGTGTAAGTTTAGGTATGGAACTCAGGGAGAAAAAAGATAACTCGCAATGGGCGCTGGGTGACTTGGCGCTGACAGTACAGAAGCAGTATGGGATGGATTCATTGGGTAAGTTTGCAGTGGAAATTGGGATTAAAAAGTCAACACTTGCAGATTACAGGACTTGTTCTGCTTTTTATCCTTCGGAGATTCGGGAAAGGTACCGAGACCTAAGTCATTCATTTTTCCTGGTTGCTATGCGGAATAATGACCTGGAGACAGCGATAGCTTGGCTGAACCGAGCAAGTGATGAGGGTTGGTCTGTGGAAATGCTAAGGAAGATGATAAAGGGAGGGAAAGAAGAAAAATCAGTGGAAGAAGTTATTAAGGGGTTGATAGAAAAAATAGATAAATTATGCAGAGATAAGAGCCTCTCGCTCAGAAAGATTAGAGAAGGGTTAGTTCTTTTGAAGAAAAGAGTTGAGTTTTGGCTTCAGGAGGTAAAAAAGGTATATGAAGAAGATAATCTGGCATACCGAGAGAAGAAAGATAGCTGATTTAAAGCCTTTTCCTGAAAACCCCAGACAGGCTACGGAGAAGCAATGGAAAGATTTGGAGAAGTCTTTATCTAAGTTTAATCTGGCTGCTCCTCTAATAATAAATCAAGATAATACGGTCATTGGAGGCCATTTCAGGCTCAAGATTTTGAAGAAAAAAGGGGTTAAAGAGATAGATGTTCGGGTGCCTAATAGATTGCTTAGCAAAGAAGAAGTCAAAGAGCTTAATTTAAGACTTAATAAAAACCTTGGAGAATGGGATTTTGAGTTACTCGGGAATTTTGAGGAAGAGCTATTACAGGAAGTAGGATTTGACAAAGAAGATTTGGATAGGATTTTTGGGTTTGAGATAGACGAGTCTTTCGATGTAGAGAAGGAATTAGAGAAGGTACTTAAGGACGGTCCAAGAGAAGTTAAGGAAGGAGATATATGGGAGTTGGGACAGCACAGGCTTATAGTAGGAGATTGCTGTGATAGGAAGAATTGGGAGAGGTTATTAGGAGAGGAACGGTTTGATTTTATGTTTACAGATCCTCCTTATAAGTTAGCTTATACACAGCGAGCACGGAAAGTGAAAACAAAAGAAGGAACAAAACTTAAGAAAGACAGAGTTTATGAGAGTGTGGGAAAGACAGACAGAAAAGGCAGATTTAAGGGGTGGGTGAAAACTAAGAAAGGATTTGGATATCGAGCACAAAGAAGTTATTTAGGCGTGGAAAGAAGGGGTGGAGTTCCAGAATATGACGAATGGTTATCTATAGCCAATGAGTTTCAAAATCCGCAGGGAGCCAACGTAATGGTTTTTGAGAACTGGAGAAATACGGTGGAGTTATGGTCAGCAATGGAGAAGTATTGGAAGATTAGAAATATGGTGATTTGGCATTTACCTAATAGGTGCCAGGGCTTCTCCCGGGAATATTTATTTTTCAATAAGTACGATATTGCAATTCTGGGGGATAAAGGAAATGCATGTTTGAATGAAGAGTATGAAGAGGAGTTAGAATTATACCTGGAGAGAAAAGGCCAGAAGCTTTTGAACACTTATGAGGTAATTCTTTATGGGCAGAAAGGGAAAAGTTACTGGGATAAGAGAAAGGGAACTAAGTGGGCAAAGGTTAATGACCATATTACCTGGACAGCTGAAACAGAAAAATCGAGTGGACAGAGTGTGGTATTTGGGACTAAACCAATTCAAATTCTGGTGCCCTATATAAAAATTTTAAGCCCAAGGTACGGGATTGTTATGGAGCCATTTGGGGGGAGCGGTTCAACACTCATTGCATGCGAGATTATGGGTAGGAAATGTAGAGTTATAGAGATTGAGCCTATTTATGCTGAAGTAATTCTCCATAGATATGCCAAGCTAACCGGGATTAAACCACAGAGGAAGTGAGTATCTATGGATGTAAAAAAATATTCAAAAAGTTCAAGGAAGAAGGCATTATCAAAGCGCAAGATTTTCAAGGAGTTTGTAGCCTGGATGGCAACGCCTGAGCCACTTAGGAAGATTAAGACACAGGCTGAATTTGCGAAGGAATTTGAAGTTTCCGAGCATACGTTATCAAAGTGGAAACAAAGAGCAGATTTCTGGGAAGAAGTAGAAAAAGAATGGAATAGGTGGGGGAGAGAGAAAACCTCAAATGTTATAGCAAGTTTTTACAGGAAAGTTATGCAGGAGAATGCTACGACAGATTACAAGTTGTGGTTCCAATATTTCTTAGGGTGGAGCGAGAAAGTAAGGGGAGAGATAGGGGGAGAACTGAAAATTATTCACGAATATGTTGAACCAGATAAAAGTAAAACACAATCGGAAGATATACCAGTTCCTGAAGACAACGAAGAAGCGGATTAACCTCCTCTACGGAGGTGCAGGTTCTGGTAAATCTTGGGGAATAGCACAGTACTTACTTTTAGAAAAACTTTATACTGAGAGGGATATTCGTATACTTGTTACCCGGAAAACTAGGCCTGCATTGAAGAAATCCTGCTGGCTTCTCATAAATGACCTTCTCACAAGATACAACCTCCCTGGATATACACTTAATAAGAGCGACCTGACTATTTCAGTAGGAAATAATCAGATGTTCTTTGTCCCTCTGGATGATCCTGAGAAACTCAAAAGTTTTGAAAGGATTAATTACATCTGGGCAGAAGAGGCGACTGAACTCACCAGGGAGGATTATCTTCAACTCAACTTAAGATGCAGAGGAGAAAACAAAAATAGTATGAATCAGCTCTTTTTCTCCTTTAACCCTATTGATGAGAATAGTTTTTTCAAACCACTTACAGAAAACCCACCCAGCAATGTAGGGATAAACCACTCCACTTATAAAGATAATGCATTCCTGGAGCAGGCATATATAAATGAGTTAGAGAATTTAGAAAAGGAAGATGAAACATACTACAAAATCTATTCGCTCGGTATATGGGCTACGCCGGAACACATTATATATATCAACTGGGATATTGTAGATGAGTTTCCAGAAGAGTGTGATGATGTGGGATACGGACTTGATTTTGGATATAACAATCCCACTGCATTACTGAAAATAGGGTTAAAAGATGGTGAGGCATACCTTCAGGAGCTTATATATAAGACACATATGACTAACAGTGACTTGATAGAAAAAATGAAGCAATGTATTCCGGATAAAGATAAAGAGATAAAAGCTGACGCTTCAGAGCCTCAAAGAATAGAGGAAATAGAAAGAGCAGGGTTTAATATATCTCCGGCATCAAAGGGTAAAGACTCTGTTAGAGCAGGTATAGACAGAGTAAAAAGGATAAAACTGCATATCACCAGATCAAGTGTTAATCTTATAAAAGAAATAAAGGGTTATAAATGGAAAGTTGATAGAAATGGGAATGTACTCGATGAACCTGTTAAGTTTAGAGACCACCTTATGGATGCTATGAGATATTACTTAGGAGAAATTGAAGAAGAGTCACCAAGGATAATAATTTTGAGACATGGATAAACAAGAAAAAGAATATACACTAAAGGAAGTCTTTAATGAGATTAAGTTTGGAACTGTGCAGGTAACTATTCAGGATGGTAAACCTGTTTGTATTAAGCCACAAGAAATAAATTACCCAAGTAAAATAAAGGGTGCATGTGGGATATATAAAATATACGAGCTAATAAAAATAAAAGATTTTGAATAGGAGGCTGGCCGAGTTTGAGGCCTGATTAGGGCTGGCATTAGGAGGCCTCTTCTGGAAAGGAGGGGCCGATGCCAGCTTGTTGTCAACAAGAAGAGTATATCCCTGAAGAGGGATGTAAAAGATTGCTTCAAGGTATACTGCTTGAGGCTATCAGCGACATTGTAAAGTATAAAGAGGTGGAAAGGGGGAAATTAAGGTATAAAGACCCGCGTGGACAGTTAGATAAGTTAAGACCTGCCTATTTATCAGCAAAGCGCTGGTTCCTCTCAGATAGAACAGATGTTTTTAGTTATAGAAATGTCAGAGCAGTTTTAAGGCTTCCTTACACGGGAGAAGAGTTACTAAAGATATGCGAGGAGATCTCTTGGAAAAAGTTTTTAAAAATTAAGGGGTTGGATAAATTAAGTCCTAAGGAACAGAAAAAACTCTTTGAGATGGTCCAAGAAGGAAAGAGTATTCACGAAATTGCCAAAAAACTCCACCGTAGTTGGGGAATAGTAAGAAAGTATGTGGAAAAAATGAAATCATCAATTTCCCCCTTATCTATTCTTTTAGTGTTTAACTTATCAATATTTGTTTGATAAGAGATTTCTACACAAATTAACATAAACCAGAGTTAGCAAGTCATATGAATATTCTAAAAAGACTGCAAATCGCCTGGCTTTCATTTAGAACCGCGTTTAATCCTATATTCTTTGTTCTCCCTCATGAGAGAGCGCTTGGCAAGATAAGGCCCGGTGATTATAACGAAATGGTAAAAGCATATACTTCATGGGTCTACTCTGCTGTTGGAGTTATTAGCCGGAGTGTTGCACGAGTGCCGCTTAGACTTTATGTCCGTCGCCGTAAGAAAAAGACGGTAGAAATAACTCCTAAGGATTTTTCTTCTTTTTCTGTAGAAGACAGGTTTAACCTTGTTGAAATCTATAAGAGCAAAGGCTACGAAGTGCAAGAGATCGTAGATGATCACCCCTTTCTTGACCTGATGAAAAAGGTAAATTCTGAAGATACTCAATATGACCTGAAGGAAAAAACGCAGGCATATCTGGACCTGACGGGAAATGCATACTGGTATTTAGTAACGAATAGACTTGGCCTGCCAGTAGAAATTTATGTGCTGATGAGTCAATACGTCAAAATTATTCCAGGAGAAAAAAGATTTATAGATGGATATATCTATAGTTTACTGGGAAAGGAGATAAGATTTGATGCTGAGGAGATAATACATTTTAAATATCCACATTTCAGTAACCCTTATTATGGATATTCTCCTCTTGAAGCTGCCGCATATAGTGTTGATAGTGATAGATATCAGAAGAGGTTCGAAGTTGCTTTATTTAAAAATGCTGCTGTGCCAGGGGTTGCTTTAGAGACTGAGCAGAAGCTGGCCTCGCCTGTTCTGGAACGCCTGAAAAAGCAATATGGAGAATATTCAGGAGTAGATAAAGCAGGAATCACTCTCATTTTAGAACAGGGGCTCAAAGCTAAGAAGCTCACTCTTACTCCTCAAGAGCTCAGTTTTTTGGAAGGAAGAAAGCTTACGCGGGAGGAGATTTTTGGGATTTACGGAGTACCCCTTTCAAAAGTAGGGTTAGTGGTAGACGTCAATCGTGCAGCAGCTCTGGTAAACGATATAACTTTTCAAAGAGAAGTCATCCTGCCGCGTTTAACCCGTATCCAGGAAAAAATAAATGAGAGGATTATGCCTCTCTACGACGAAAAACTATTTGTCCAGTTTGACAATCCAGTTCCTCAGGACCGGGAGCAGTTGCTTGAGGAGCGAAAAGTCCACCTGGAGAAATGCGTTACTACCATAAATGAAGAGCGAGCAGCTTTAGGAAAAGAGCCGGTGCCCTGGGGAGATACACCTTATATGCCTGCAAATCTTTTCCCTCTGAAATCTGCTACACCAGGAAATCAATATTTATCATATCAACCTCAACAGAAAGGGAGAGAAAGAGAATTACAAGCACAACTCAGGTTCCTCCACAAACATGAAAGCATAGAGACACATTTTAAAGCTCAATTGGATAGCTTCTTTGAAAGAGAGAAGCAGATTGTTCTTAAAAATCTCAAGAGAATAGATGTCAGAGGATATAAAGGGAAGGATGCAGGAGAGAGCCTTGCGAGTCTGATTCTTCCTGCAAGGCAGACAGAGAATGAAATTCTTAAAGAGATATGTAAGCCAAACATGATGCAGGCAATACTTGTTGGGGCAAAACTGGGTGATGAGCAGGTTGCAAATTTAATGCGTTCATTTGAGCAGAAGTGGACAGAAGAAGAACTGGAGGTATTTATACTTGCTCGTTTGGACCTTATAGTAGATCAAATAAATCAACAAACAGCAAAAATCATAGCACATGAACTTACCTTGGCGATTGCTAATGGTGAAACTATACAGCAAATAGCCGATAGGATAGAAAACGCTTTTGAAAACATGAAGCGTATTCGGAGTTTGCGGATTGCCAGGACCGAGACCTCAGAAGCTATGAATGAAGGAATTTTGAGAAGTCTGGTGTCAAGTGGTGTAGAGAGGAAAGAGTGGGTAGCTTATGCAGGATGTTGTGAAATTTGCGATAGTCTTGATGGTGCAACTGTAGAAA